TTCAGGATTGATACTCTCTCTATAATTAAGACCTTTATATGACATTAATCCTGCAACATAATCACTAATTACAATCTTTCTACCAGAATCTAGTTCAGATGGATATTCACCAAATAATATATTTTGTCCAAGAACATTCTTTGAACTATCAGTAGACTTATTTACTACCATAAATCCAGCAATATCTAGAGAATATTCACTAGATGCTCCTAACTTAATGGAATTCTTGCTATCATAAACTCTATAATAAATATTACCAAGTCCGCAAGAATAAATATTACTTATATCAATATTGCTTATTTCTTCACCATTAACTTTTTCAAATGTAGCATAATCTATATCTTGCAACGAAGCCGATCTCGCCATAGCCAAATACGGATTATATATTGCCAACAAATATGTTGTTGCAAATGCTATTATCGTAAGAACAATTAATGCAAGCATACTAACAAATCTAAACTTGTTAGTCTTCAAAACATTAAGTCCTAACTTTAATTTAGTTTTAAATTTTGGACTAGGATACTTAGTCTCAATTATAGTTTTTTCAACTTTGCTTGAGAATAATTCTTCATCAGCCTTCTTTAGTTCATCATTAATATATGTATCACTAATAATACTGCCCCCGCCAAGTTCAATGACTCTATCTGCATAATCGTCTACAATCTTTCTCTTGTGAGTAATTGCAACAACAAGACATTCACTACTAAGCTTTTTCACAGTTTTCCAGAATATATCAGAATTATTCTTATCCAAATGTCCAGTTGGTTCATCTACAAAGAGAATTTTTGGACGACATAGCAATACCCTTGCAACCGCAACTCTCTGCAATTCACCACTAGACAATTCATTCAATCGCCTTTTTTCAAAGCCACTCAATTTTACCGCTTTTAAAACTTCTTTGACTTCTTCCTCAGTAACAGCCTGCCTATTCAGCTCTCTTGCAAGTTTTACATTCTCAGACACTGTCAAACTAGAGATCAGATTATCTTTTTCGAATACCAATCCACATATATGTGCCCTATATGCATCTCTCTCAGATTGTTCCATAGACATTATATCTTTGCCGTTGTATAGAACCTTGCCACCCTTGTCATATTTGTCAAGTCCGCACAAGATGTTCAGAACTGTACTCTTGCCCTCTCCACTAGCACCATACAAAAAGACCATGCCCTTATCTCCAAGCTTAAAATTAAGCTTGGATAGAGCTACAACTTTACTAGATTTATTGTGGTAAGTTTTTGTTAGATTTTTTACTTCTATCATTATTTTCCCCTCTTTATCTTAAGTTTATTGTATAGTAAAATTTTTCATTTGCCAATATTTTTTATTAATTTTTAATTGCCAACTTTTACCTATATCAGATTACATATTGTACTCACTTATAGGGCGAATCTTATTGGCTGGATAATTATCATTAGCAAGATACAAATCTAAGTCTTCATCTGGAACATAGATCCAGCTCCAACTGCTCAATGTATTTTCCGACTTAAATACTGGAATAGCACTTCTAGTGCCATTGGTTACACTACCTTTAATTATTAGATCGCTTCCACTATATGCAACAAATGCATTTTCTCCAATAGTAACAACTGTTTCTGGAATATAATAATCATAATAAGAAGGACTATTTCCTATAGCTTTATAGAATGCATAATCACCAATTTCCGTACACTTATCGCCAAGGAAATTAACACTTCCAATCATTGGCCAGTAGTTATAGAAGTACTCCCACTCTCCTGTCAAATCATTATACCATCTATTTTCACTTACATAAAGCCAGTCTTTAAATAAATTATCTGGAACCCTAGTTACATTGATACCAAAATTAATAGTTAAGCTCTCGCCATTAGATGAATCTACCTGCAATGCTGACAAATTAATATAATTGTCGGTATTATAGTTGATTGTTCTGATCATATCACAACTACTAAAAGCTCCCGAACCAAGAGTAGTAAGACTATCCGGAATTGTTATCTCTTCCAAACGATCACAACCGTAAAATGCACAATCAGCTATTTCGACACAAAGACTTCCATCTTCAAATATTACTTTTTGTAAATTTCCACAATAGTTAAATGCATATTCTCCAACTTTAGTAACACTTGCTGGAATTGTTATTTCATATAAATACATATTATTATCAAAAGCACTTTTACCAATTTCAGTAACTGTATTAGGTATCACTGTTGCACTACACCCTGTAACTAATGTATTAGTCGCTGTATGTATAATTCCATTACAATTATCTCTACTATCATACACAGTATTACCTTCTTCTACGATAAGTCTTGTTGCATCTGCATAATGACCAAGCACATTCCCATAAATACTAGTTACAGACTTAGGAATAATCAATTCTCCTATGTTTCCACAAGAATAGAATAATTCCTCACCCATCGTTGTCAGCTGACTATTTTCTTCAAATGTTACTGATGACAAATTTTCACACCGCCAAAAAGCCCAAGCCTCAATTTCTTTTACACTAGCAGGAATCACTATACTAGTTAGATTATTACACAAATAAAATGCTTCACTACCAATCCTTTCCAACTGTGAATTCTCTGCAAATGTTATTGTATGTAGGTTTGATAAAGATCTTCCTTCATCCGAATTTCCAAATTGACTATCCTTAATTTCTGTCACACCTGCAGGGAAATTAATTATCTCTTCAAGAGATGTGATATAGCTTAAGAAATCAACATTAGTAAGTAAACTTCCTTCTTCAAAGGTTATAGATTTTAGATTTGTACATCCCTCAAATGCATTACTAGCAATCTCTGTTACACTAGCAGGAATTACAATGCTGGTAAGACTTGTACAATTTCGGAATGCTTTAGAGTGAATAGTAGTAAGTTCACTACCTTCTTCAAATATTACCGATTCAAGACTCGTACATCCACTAAATTCATTCTCGTGAAGTTCTTTTACTTTAAATGGAATATCTATACTTTTTAATTTCGTCAATCCTTTTAAACAACCATTAAAATTCCAAAAGTCACTATCTTCATGAAATACAATTGTTTCTATATTTGCAGTATTATCAAATGCACTCGTACCATAATCCATACTACCATTATAAAAATGTGTTACATTTTTAGGAATTTCAACATACCTTAGACTTGGGGCACACGAAAACAATGGTCCTAATTCATTAGTCCTTATAGTATCACTTTCAAATTTTATGCTCTCAATAGATGAATCTAGAAATTGATATGAATAAATACTATTTAATCTTTCTGGCAAAGTTATTTCTTTTAATCCAGATCCATTAAATGATATAGCATAGAACATTAATCCTGGCAGTTCTTCACCATCATCACCTTTTGCAAATTCAACAGTTTTTAATGAACTGGTACCATTGAATGCTCCAGAAATCTCAATAATATTTTTAGGCACAACAACATGCTCTAGACTTGAACAACCTGTAAATGTATAATCTAATACCCCTTCCAAATTTTCTGGCAGTTCTATATACTTCAAATTAGTACAACCTTTGAATGCAACACGACCAATGGTTTTTACTGTTGAAGGAAGAACGACATTTTCAAGCGAAGTCCATCCACCATCAAGTACCGATTGACTGAGTTCTTCTATTCCTTCTGCAATAACTATTCTCTTTATAACGGAAGATATTCCATTATTTTTGAATTTCTTAATTGGTTGACCATTATATATATTAGGTACAACTATTAGATAATTAGGATCGGTTACTGAGGAAATGGATGAACTAATTGTTGCAACATATTCCCCATTACTCATCGTACAGAAAATTCTATCGCTCGCCTTCATGTATACTGGATAGAATGTTTGAGTATTGTCGGTAATTGTAATTACTGTTTCATTAATATAATAATCTGGAGTAGTTGCACCTTGAGTATTTGACCAACCAACAAAATATTGTCTTATTCCATTTTCATCATCATACCAACTATTCTCGGTCAATGAATTAGGAGCATATACTTTATCTCCAGTCTGAAGATTGCTAACTTTAATCTTCTGATTATCTATTCCCTTAACATATTCAATATCATTAGACAAGAATAATAATGGATAATTTCTCCAAACAACTTGTATGGTAAGATCTTCAGTAACTGATTCAATAGTATCACCAAGTTTATATGTATTACCATTAACTATGAATTCTTTAACAGAATAGCCTTCTTTGCTAATTCCATTATCGGTTAAAGTGAAAGGATCTCCCATATTTATATTAAAATTAGATGGCAATACTGCACCGTCGCTAGCAGTATAATTAACTAATACTTGATTTCTCTGCCATACTGCATACAAATAAACATTAGTATCTTTAACTTCGTAATTAAATGATGCAGAACTAGGATTTGCATTAGAATCGGTACTCCAACCAACCAATGTATAATATTGTCTAGCAATACTATTTTTATGGTCTTCATCATTAAATTGGAATATTTCATTAGTATTAACTAATATATCTTCAATAGCACCAACACCACCATTTACATTGAAGTGAATAGTTACTTGGTTTCTCGAATATTCGGCATACAGATTTAACGACTCTTCAGTAATATTAATAGTCATTGATCCTCTATATGTGTTTCCTGTGTAATCCTGCTTATCGTTAAAGCCTAAGAATGTGTAATTAGCAAGAGTATATTCTGGCAACATAATAGTTTCGCCATATCTAGTACTAATTGTTGTTACCAATTGCCCTTGATTGTAAACATTAATACTCTTTTCTTTACCTTGCCAATGTGCATAAAGATTATTAATTGCTGAACTAGTTTCAAATACAGCTCCAGCAATATATTTATCTCCCTGACCATTTGGTTGAGTATACCAACCAGCAAATTCATAATTATTAAGTGTATTCAATGAAGGAAGAACATATTCATAAATATTCTGAACATTAAGATGACCAAGAGGAGTTATCTCACTATGACTTTCGCCATCTGGCAGATTAAGGTTGAAGTACAACATACTAGGTTTAGTTACCCATCTAATAGATATTTCTATATTCTCAGTTACTACAATTGAATCTCCTTGCAAATATACTTCACCATTAATTAAGAATCCACCAAACATAAGAGATATATCTTCAGCATGACTTACATCACCACTAAAGTAAGGCAGTGTATATGTTTCCATATAATTAATTGCAACTGATCCGAAATTATATTCCTCGCCATTAATTCTCAATTGATCAGTATTAATAAATTCAACATTTCTTGGTTTACCTTGCCAAATAGCATAGAGAGTATTTGATTGTGCAGTTGTTGTAAATACTTCTTGTGGATGGTAATATGTTCCACTGCCATCAGCCTTAGTATTCCAACCTAAGAATATATAATTTAGTAAAGATTGAGCATTAGGCAAAGTATATTCATAATTTTCTTGCTGTATAGAATGTGTTAATGGAGTAATACTATCATGTGTTTCACCATTAGGTAAATTCAAATTAAAATACAATATACTATCTTTATTTACCCAATTAATAGATATTGAGATATTTTCTAATATTGTTATTATATCTCCAGACTGATATATATCCCCATTAATTACAAATCCACCAAATTTCTTCGTAATATCTGTTGCATGAGATATTGTTCCTGTTATTGTAGGAAGGGTATATGTATTACCATAATAGCACGATGAATTTGTAATAATATATTCTTCACCATCAACCATCAATTCTGTATTTGTAGCATATGTTATTGTCTTTGTTTTTCCTTGCCATATTGCATAAACTGTATTTACTTGTTCAGTTGTTGTAAATATTTGTTGTGCTTGGTAGTATGTACCACTTCCATCTGACTTGGTATTCCAGCCTAAGAAGTCATAATTGATTAATGCTTGAGTACTTGGCAAATTATATGTATAGTTAGCTTGTTGTGTGCTATAACTCATTGGATTAATTGAACTATGAGTCTCTCCCGATGGCAAATTCAAATTGAAGTACAATATACTATCTTTCTCTACCCAGTTAATAGATATTTCAATATTTTCTAATACTGTTACCTTATCTCCCGGTTGATACACTTCACCATTAATTACAAATCCACCGAATTTCTTTGAAGCATCGGTAGCATGGGATATTGTTCCTATTATTGTAGGAAGACTGTATGTATTACCATAATAACACGATGAATTTGTAATAATATATTCTTCGCCATCTACTAACAATTCTGTATTTGTAGAATATGTTATTTCTTTTTCTTTACCTTGCCATATTGCATAGACAGTATTCACTTGTGTCGTAGTCGTAAATATTTCTTCCGCTTGGTAATACCTTCCACCGCCATCAGCCTTGGTATTCCAACCTAAGAAGTCATAATTTATTAGTTGTTGAGTGCTTGGCATTGTATAAGTATAACTATCTTGTTGTGTGCTATAACTCATTGGATTAATTGAACTATGAGTCTCTCCCGCTGGCAAATTCAAATTAAAGTACAATATACTATCCTTATGTACCCAATTAACAGATATTGTAACATTATCTAATACTGTAACTTTATATCCAGACTGATATATTTCTCCATTAATTACGAAACCACCGAATTTCTTCGTAATATCTGTTGCATGAGATATTGTTCCTGTTATTGTAGGAAGGGTATATGTATTACCATAATAGCATGATGAATTTGTAAAAGTATATTCTTCACCATTAACTAACAATTCTGTATTAGTGTCATATGTTATGGTTTTTACTTTACCTTGCCATATTGCATAGAGAACATTGGTTGATTGATCGGTTGTAAATGTTGCACCAATTGCATAGCTTTCTCCACTACCATCGGCTTTGGTATTCCAACACAAGAAGTCATAATTATTAAGTGTTGGAGAACTTGGCAATACAAATGAGTAATTATCTTGTTTTTGAGAAATCCCCATTGATGCAATTGAATTGGCTATTTCTCCTACTGGAAGATTAAGATTGAAGTATAACATACTATCTTTTGTAACCCAATTAACGGATATTTCTAGATTTTCAGTTACAGTAATTGTATCCCCAGCATTATATACATTACCATTAATTACCCAGCCACCGAATTTCTTCGTAAAGTCTGTAGCATGAGAAATCTCCCCATCAATGGTAGGAAGTGTATATGTGTTATTGTACTCAACTATCGCAGGCTCAAGGTTATATGCTTGACTATCCACTCTTAATTCTGGAGTAACAAATGAGATATTACGGTTCTCTCCTCTCCATATTGCATATAGTTTAAGACCTTCTGTTTCTAATGTTTCCACAAAACCACCAAGTATAAGTTCATCATTTGCAGAAGAATTAGGATCAGTACTCCAACCAGCGAATACATAATTTTGTTTAGTAAACCCATTATCCTCAACCACAAATTCTGTATTAAAATATACATCTTGAGTAAAGCTCACCCCATCTCCAGTATTAGAATAATACTCAACTAAATATTGCTTAGGTAAAAACTTAGGATACAATGTCATATTTTGCTTGAAAGAAAAATCACTCTCAACAAGAGTTGTATATGTAGGATCCAAATACCAACCTTGAAAATCATAACCAGGAATTATTGGTTTTGGAACATCCAAAATATTTGTATTTCTCTTAACATCTATTTCAATCTCTTTACCATTTAGTGAATATACAAGAGTGTGTGAAGAAGGAGTTGTTAGCATTATTCCGCCAACAACTGCACCTGCAACAACCACCACAGAACTACCAATAGCAATAGAAAGTTTTGCGGCTTTGCTCAATCCTTTTTTAGAAGGCTTAATTTTATCTTGAGTTTTATTTATATTATCAACTTTTATTTCTTCTTTCTTTTCTTCTTGATTAGAGATTTTTACATTAAACTTTTTAGCTTCGCCCTTAGGAGATTTTGCTCTGATATCATCTTCTTTTTCTATAAAATTAATGTCATTACCATTAGCATTCTTCTCAATCTTTTCTATTGATTCGGTATTTTTTGTATCAGTAGCTTTCTTATTAGCTGTAGACTTTGAATTTATTTTTCTATCTCCAGTCGAAAGATTATTTGAAGAGGATTTCTTTGCCGTGGTCTTAGTAGTCGGAGACTTCTTAGATGTTGTCTTTTTAGAACTACTTGCTGTAGCAGTCTTCTTTTCTTGACTACTCTTAGTTTTCTCGCTTAGACTATTGAGTTCTTTCTCTTTTGAATTTTCTTCCATTCTTACCCTCCAAAACAAAAATGTTTAAGACAAAATAATATATCTAAATATCAACATAATTTTACAAATTAATTTTATCATAATTATTATTTGGATTCAAAACAATTTCGTCTATATTACTATATTTTTAGTATTAATATATATATTATGCAAAAAATCAAAACAAAAAAAGTGATGTAAATTATACACCACCTTTTATCTTGATCTTTTTTTGTTAGAATCGAATGTCCAGTTATAAATTAATGCAACATAAATTCCATTATTAAAAGGAAATACACCCAAGATCTTGAAGTAAATACTGCTAACTTTATACAAGAATAATTAATAATTATGCTACTGCAAAAATCTAAATTATCTCTAATTATTATTGCTGATCAATATCAAAATCCCAATTATCACCGATCATCCTTTGTTTAATTTTTCTTACAAACAGTCGTATACCTTTCAACATGATTTTTCGTATAGTATCTACTATTAATCCCGCAACAAAAATAACTAAAATAAATACAACCCAATGCAATAAGGCATGATTATTAAAAAATCTATTTGTTTGTAAAATATGTTTATATAATACTGGTTGAACAAACACACCATCATGCAACAGATATATTCCAAATGTACAGGTAGACACATAAGAAATCATTTTTGTTAGAACTTTATTATTAATCTTCACATCGTATAATAGATTAAATAAGGATATAGTCTGAATTACTGTTATAAAATTAGTATAATCAACATTCAATCCTTTTTCCTTTATAATGACAATAGACAGCAAAGATGTAAAGGCAAATATTATAGCAAAAATGAATTTTCTCAATTTAAAACCATAATTAAACTGATACCCTGCAATAACAAATAAAACAATAAACCAAACAAAACTAAATCCTGAATTTAAAGGTAAAATCAAAATATCCATAATATTGGAATATAGCAATATTCCAAATATTATTAATATAGTGATTGTATATTCTTTCCTATTTAATGATTTAACAATTTTTAAAAGTAACGGAGAAACCATATAAAATAGCAAATACTCTTTACAATACCAAAAAAATGAATATGTTATCGGCAGACAACAATAGACAATCGTTCTAATAGATAAAGTATTATACTTTAAAATACATGTAATTATAAATGCCAAAATAGAATAAAAAACAATTTGTGCATACAAATATAAATAATGCTTAAATGACGATCTACCTTTTTTAATAATCAAGTAAGATGAAATAAATACAAATATATTCACACTAGGCAAAAAAAGAGCATTTGTAATTTGTAATATCACATGGACTGTACCTGTAGTATTTTCATAAAAATGACCATGTTTTGATACATGATGTAATATAATAAAAATGGTAGCTAAAATCTTAAGTACATCTAATCCAATTAATCTTGATTTACCCATCACTTTAGGTGACTCTATAGATTGATTTTTCATTTTATCCTCATTTCTTTATAAAAAATCCACCCATAACAATGATACGAGTGGAAAATTCTTTTGGCGGAGAGAATTGACCTTTTTTCGAACTAATTTGGTCAATGATATCCTCAATTTTTAGAGGTTTTCCAGAATTGTCACCATTTTTAAATACAACAACAACTCTATCCTCGTATAAAATAACCATCTCAATTAAAAGATTTATTATTTGTGACTTTTCCACTTTGGTTAATGTGTTTTTATCAAACATGAATTGTTTTAAGAAATATAATACTTGCTCTCTTTCGAGAGGTGATTTTAATTTTGATTCCTTTAGTGCAATAGCATTAAGGGTTTCTTTTTTTTCTTTTTCAAGAGTTTGAAGTTCTGCTTGTGTTGATTCTGTATAAATACCATTTTTAATTGCATTAAGCAGATTCTTTATAAACTTTTCATTTTCAGAAAGTTGTTTTTTCAATATAACAAGTTCTTTATCTTCCTTGATTTCTTTGTTGTGAACAGAAACAGCATTATCTATTAAATCTAAAACAATATCCTCATGCAATAAGTTATCCATAGTTATTGCCATAACTACATCCTCAAGATAATCTTTTGCAATATTCTTTTTTGAGCAACCATCATTTTTCTTTCTATTAAAACACTTGTAATAATGATAAAGTTTTCCGGTTTTGGATGTTCCAGATTCGCCATACATTTTAGTTAAACATTTTCCACAATATAACTTGCCAGAAAGCAAATAATCTCCATACAGCTCAAATCTATCTATTGACCTTTTTCTGCGAGTGATTTTTTCTGCACACACATTAAATAAATCTTCATCAATAATAGCAGGGTGATAGTTTGGAATTTCGTTTTCTCCATACTTGAAAAAACCAATATATCTTTTATTTTTAAGCATATTCATTATTGAATTTTTGCAAAAATATCTTCCAAATCTATTTTTAATGTTTTTTTCTTTTAAAATTCTAACAATATCATCTGCTGTTTTTCCAGATGCATACATATTATAAATATCTCTAATTACAGATGCCTCATCTTCATTGATGACAAGTTTTTTGTTGTCTACACAATAGCCATACAAAACAGTTCCTCCCATGAAGTTCTGTTTTTCTAGAGATTCTTTTTGACCTCTTCTAACTTTTTTTGCAAGTTCACGAGAATAATATTTTGCAACTGCGACAAGGATTCCCTCGGTTAATATACCACTTAAATTTTCTGTTCCATCTGCATTAGTTCCTATAATTTCTGTGGCAGAGAGCAACTTAACACCATTTTGGCGCAGATGTTTTTTATCTGCTCCATAATCACCATCATCACGTGCGAATCTGTCAAGAGCATAGACAATAACATAATCCCATTCTTTGTTTTCAGAATCAAGCAACATTTGTTGAAATTGAGGTCGATTATCATTTTGAGCTGTTTTTGCTCTATCTATATAAGTGTCTACAATAACAATATCATTTGCCTTCGCATACTCATTGCAAACTCTTAATTGACCTTCAATAGATTGTTCTGTTTGACTATGAGAACTAAATCTGGCATAAATAACTGCTTTTTTCATTTATGCCTCCCAAACATCTCCAGATATAGAAACAATAGTTATATCAGAGATATGTGAAGATGGTGGTGCTATAACTGTATCCTCATGCCATAAAGACATTGAACTTTCAGAGATTCCACTATATGAGAGTTTGGCTTGTATAATATTCCCATTTAAAGCAGGACCATAAGTTCTCCAATTATCATGTGAAATCGTAAATTCAATTTTAACATTGTTAAAAACGAGAGAATCTTTTGCACTAAAGGTTTTTACAGTTGCGACACAATAAGAAGAATTGTTGTATACAATAAATTCATCATATACCAAACTCAAAGAAATATAATCAGAGTAATTATCTGTTGTGAGCTGAATCTTGGTTGGTTCTGGTTCTGGATTGTTATTTGAACAACCACAAATAAAAACCAAAGGAATAATTAAAACAAGTAGTAAATAAATTATCTTTTTCATTATAAAACCCTCCCAACTATAAATAACTCTTCTTGGTTGTATATAGTAATATCTTTATATTCTGGATTGATTGATTGCAAAACCAAACCCTTTTGTGAATGATGAAGTTTTTTGCAATAAGTTTCTCCATTATAAGTAAATATTCCTATATCTCCATTTTGAAGATTAACATTAGGTTGAATAAAAACAATATCTCCATCGTTTATAATTGGTTGCATTGACTTTCCTTGTATTTTTACAGCAAAAGAGGCATTGATTGGTGGATTCTGAAAATCAACAATAGAATAAGAATCATCATCAATATAATTTCCATTACCCGCACAAGCAGATTGATTGAATAGTTTTAATGCCTTTACACGAAGATTTGATGCAATTCCTAATTGACCTTTAATAATTTCTTTAATGGTTTGCTTTTGTCTTATATCTAATTTGTTGTAATCATCAATGATTTGTTGTTGGTCGATGTTTATATTTTTATCAATGCCATCTGTCATAAGAAAATCCAGGGTGCATCCCAGAACAGAACAAAGTTTTGTCATAGTTGATAATCTTACACCCTCATAACCTTTTTTAAACAAACTATCTATCGTGCTATAAGGAACATCAGACATTTCAGACAGTTGTCTTATGTTCTTTATATTTTTTTCTTTCATTAAAAGTTTGATTTTATCTAATAAATTCATAAATAATTCCTCCAATTATTTAATTATATTATACATTATTTAGAAAATAATGCAATGTGTTTTCAAAAAAATTTTTGAGAAATCGTAAAATTTTTTGAAAAATCGCTTGACATATCACGACTAATCGTTTATTCTAGTATTGAAATTCACGAGAAGTCGTGAAAATAAAATATGGAGGTAAAGATATGTTTGCGAATCTTTTCAGAGAAATGAAGTTAAAGAAAGTATCTCAAGATGATATTGCCAAAGCAATAAGTAAAACACCTACATCTGTTTCCAGATATATGCTAGGAAAATCAGAATTTACTTATAGGCAAATGGTTATTATCAGAGATACTTTTTTTAATGGATTAAGTTTGGATTATCTGTTCAAGAAAGAAACTCAACCAGAAACAAAATAGGAGAAAATTATGGATGTATTATCTAACAAAATTAAATTTAGTGAGTCTAGTTTAAATGTTTTCTCATCTGTTTTAGGAAAAATGGTTGAAAGATATTTTGAAGACCCACAAAACAAACTTGATTACGAAAAACAAAAACCACAACTTACTTTAGAAATTCAACAACTTGAAAAGAAAAAGGGATTAAAAGGAGGGGTATATGAATCGAATCAAAGAAAAAAGGATTGAGCAAGGACTTACTCAACCAGAGTTAGCAAAAGAAATCAACAAAGATGTTCCCATGATTTCCAAATTTGAAAACTTTGTTTGTCTACCTATTCCAGAAGATGCGAACAAATTAGCAAAAGTGCTTAAATGCACAACAATCTTGGAGTTGTATGATGAGAAAGATATTAGTTTTCTTAAAACACCAACAAAGTCAAAAAAAAGAAACAAGTCAGAACTGTTGGTTTATAGATTAACTGCTGACCTACCAAGAGATGCAGTAAATTGGCTAACAAAAGAAAATTTAAAAATGCTCGGTTATTCATCTATTAGAGATTGGGCGAATGATTGTTATGAAAAATTAAAGAAAACAATCACAAAGAAAAAGAGCCATCTTGACTGGCATCAAAATGACTCAAAAGAATAGAATGCTTTCCAAAACTATTCACTCATATTTTAATAAAAATTTTTAAAAAAGTAAAGAGGTAATTATGAAAAATTTAGAATCTAAAAAACAAGAAATTAAAAACTATAAAGCAAATGCAAAAAAGTGTGCAGATAAAATTTTAACTCTTAAGTTAGCAATTAAAGGTTTATTAGGAAATATCCCAGAGTATGTGACAGATAAATTGATTGAAATTGCAGGTGATATTGCAAGTGAAAGAAGCTCTATGGAATTTTATGATAGACAAGCAAAAACATTGGAGGAGGAAATCAATGGGTAAGATATTTACTTATACAAGACAATGTGGTCCGTCATATTATTCGGAGCAGACAGATGAAGATTTCTGTGATGAGGAAGATTTTGATTACGAGGTTGACTATGAAGATGTTTGGGCTGCATGTGCAGAACTAACATATAATGATTTCTTTTTAAAACATTTAATGAATATTCCAGAAATTAAAGAAAATAAGGAATTGCAAAAACAAATGAGAAAGATTATCGAACATTGTATTTCAATGTTTATATCAGAACTAGATATTCAAGACCAAGCAGAAGAATATTTTGATGAATCACTAAAAGATTATTTTGAAGAAGATGCCATGGATTCATGGAACAACAATTAGGAGGAAATAAACTATGTTAAAAAATTTTATTGAATTATCACAAGTTGATGTAAAAATCACCAAAAAACCAACTTTCAAATACAACAAGGCAAAACAAGAATATGAAGAGGTGAAAGGAAAAGAAATTGACACTCTTTCATGGGTTGATTGTTTAAAAGCACTTTATGAAAATGGTGCAGAAAAGGTTGAGTTCGAACATGTTTTAAATGAAAATGGTGGATTGCTTTTCAAAGATGAAAACAATGCACTTCATATCAAAATCTATGTTGATATTGATGGAAAAAGAAATGAGATATTGTATCCATTGATTGATGGCTCAAAAGATATATCTCTTGCAAAAGTGACTCAATCAGATATTTACAATGCAAAACAAAGAGCATTTGTAAAATGTGTTGCAGTGAATTGGGGGTTGGGAATAAATATTTGGACTAAAGATAATGACCCAGATAGCATGTGTAAAGCAGAGGAAATTCCTAGTGTTTATGAATATTTTAGGAATCTTGTGAACTCTGCATCAAAACAGCTTGGTAGTGTTCCAGAGATGTTAAAACATCTACAAGGAATAACAGAAAAGAAAATCAAAGATTTAATTGCATCTGCTCAACAAATTGATGGAATAACTAAAACACTTGAAAAGGTTTTAATGGATTTAAAAATAAAGACAGAGGGTGATGCAAATGATAAAGAATCAAAATAGAGCATTTTGGTTTGGGGCAAGTGACACATCGACAATAATGGGAAACTGGGATACACAAACATTTCTTGATTGGTGGTTTGTAAAGTTGGGTTATTATTCAAACAACAGAAAGTCATGGAAGATGGATTGTGGCAACATCCTGGAGATTCCTATTATTAGAGAAATTGAAAAACAAGAGAGATATAAAATCCATATCGGAAAACATCCTTATTACAAACCATTTTTAAGATTAAGATGCAATTATGATGGCTTAACAAAGAACTTTGTAATTGAAATTAAAACAACCGGAAAGATGTTTGTTAAAGTTCCAAAAAATTATTGGCAACAATGTCAAGTTTTAATGTTTAGAAAAAGGAGGAAGAAAGCAATTCTTTATGCTTATGAAATGACAGATGATGATTATGCTAATCCATACTTTCCAAATATCGACTATAATCGCATCAAATCGTTTGTTATTGACTATGACAAGGAATTTATCGAACAAGAGTATAAACCTCGTTTAAAATACCTTGCAAGGTGTTTAAAGCAAAAGAAAGTGCCATCAAAAATAGAGTATGAGCAAATTTATAGCAAACAAAGTTTATAAGATGCAAGATGAATCTGGAAATGTAATTGTTTCGTTTGTTGTGTCTGGTTCAGATAAGTGGGCTGCAAATGCGAGTGTTGAAGAATTAAAGAAATTCAATAAGATTGACATTAAAGCAAGTGAGCATAAATCAGAAAGAAGTCTTGCTCAAAATAATATGTTGTGGGCATTGATTGAAAAAATTGCTATTGCAACTTGTGGTGTTAAGTGGAAGACAGAGGTTGAGGATTGTTATTGTGACTTAATTGAAGAGGCAAATGTTAAAAGCGAATTTTATGTTGGTTTGCCAGATGCAAAAAAATCTCTGCAAGAACAATACAGAGTTGTGAGAGAGTGTGGGAAAAGAATCATTATTGACCCACGAACAAACAAAGAAACAGAGGGTGTTGTCTTTATTTGTTATAAAGGTTCAAGCACTTTCAACACTAAACAGATGACAGACTTGATAGATTTGGCTCTTCATAGATGTTCAGAACTTGGAATTTATGATAGTGAAATTCAAACAATTATGGAGGATTCAAGAAGATGAAAAGTCAAAGAGCAAAAGCATGTGACATACCACAAAAAGTTAAATTACAAGTTTTTCTTCGTGATAATGGTCAATGTGTTATTTGTCATAACAAACATAATGTAATGCCAAATGCACACTTCATTCCTCGTAGCAAAGGTGGGCTTGGAATTGAAGAGAATATAGTGACCCTCTGCACAGAGTTGACTGAAAATAAATGCCATAGAAGATTTGATAATGGCTCAAAAGAAGAAAGAGAAGAACTTGGCAACAAGATTGAAAAATATCTTAAATCAAAATATCCAAATTGGAATAAAGAAAAATTAGTTTATCGAAAAGGAGAAGGTTATGAAACAACAAAAAGATAGTTTAAATGTTGAGTTTACTCAAGAACAAAAGAAATTTAATTATACAGGGTCACTTGGTGGATTGATTGGAAATTCAATGACCTTAATGCATCTTTTATATTCTTCACTACAAAACCAAAAACACAAAGATGCCTTTAAAAAAGCAATCACCGAATATGTAAATAAGGGAATTGTCTTTATGACAAACGAGGATATTGAAAAAGCAATTAAAGAAATGAGCAAGGAGGAAAAACCAAATGAATAAGGCAATATTGGTTGGAAACTTAACTAAAGACCCAGAATTAACCACAACACAAAGTGGTATAAATGTGACAAGATTTACAGTTGCTTGTCAAAGAAAATACGCAAATGAAAATGGCGAAAGAGATTGCGATTTTATAAATTGTGTTGCCTGGAGAACAAATGCAGAATTTATCCATAAATATTTCAAAAAGGGAAATAAAATTGGAATTGTTGGAACAATTCAAACTCGTTCTTATGATGCAGAAGATGGAACAAAAAGGTATGTCACAGAGGTTGTTGTTGAGGAAAGTGAGTTTGTTCAATCAAAACGAGATGATGGCTCACAAGCTGAAAATTCAAAACCAGAACTAACACCAGTTGATGATGACAATCTTCCTTTTTAGGTGGTGAGTCATGGCAGAAAGAAGAATGTTTTCAAAAAGTATTATAGATAGTGATGTGTTTTTGGATATGCCATTATCAACACAAGCATTATATTTTCATCTTGCAATGAGGGCTGATGATGAGGGTTTTGTAAACAATCCTAAAAAAATCCAAAAAATGATTGGTGCGAGTGATGACGATGTAAAAATCTTGGTTATGAAACGATATATCTTAACTTTTGAAAGTGGAATTATTGTAATCAAACATTGGAAAATACACAACTATATTCAAAGTGACAGATTTAAACCAACAAGTTATGTTGAAGAAAAAGCAACTCTAACTCTGGATGAAAAGAAATCTTATATTGAGTGTATACAGAATGGATACAATTTGGATACACAGGTTAGTATAGGTAAGGATAGTATAGAGTTAGATAAGAATAGTTTAGATAAAAATCTTATAGATGATGCCAACAATGTTGACAACATCCCAGAACCTCCAAAAACAATAATTACAATTCCTCTTAATGATAAATCTGAATATGAAGTGACTGAAGATTATTTTAAGGAGATGCAATCTCTTTTTGAGGGTGTAGATGTTTTAATGGAACTTAAAAAGATGAAAGCATGGGCTTTAAATAATCCAACTAAAAGAAAAACAAAAAGTGGAATTAAAAGATTTATTGGTTCTTGGTTATCATCTGCTCAAGACAATGCAACAAAAAATAAAACTTCAAGAGCTGTCACACCTCAAACACAAACAGACAAGGTGTATAGGAGGTAATGGTGAATATTATGAAAGTTCTTAAACAAGAAAATGCAGATTACTTAAAAACTTATTATCCAGAAAATGAAGTTTATTTTGATGAAAGCGGATTGCCTTGTTGTAAATCATGCAAAACACCAAGATATTGCAAAATAGAACACGACGGAATTGTTAAAGTTTTTCCAGTTCTTTGCGAATGTAAACAAAAAGAAAGAGAAGAACAAGAAAGACAAGCAAGAATCGAAAAAGCAAAACAAGAATTTCTTTCAAGACAAAACTTTTCAATGATGGGTAAAAAATATCTCGATGTTAGATTTTCAAATGTAGTTATTACAGAAAACAACTCAAGTGTTTATGAAAAATTAAAAAATTATGTTAAACACTCTGACATTATGTTAAAGGAAAATATTGGTCTTTATGTTTATGGTGACAACTCTTCTGGAAAAACACATGCAACAGCTTGTCTTTGCAATGAACTTTTAGAAAAAGGTTATCGATGCATGTTTACAAATCTAGCAACAATAAAAAATCAATTATTTGATAAAAAACATGGAATGTCGATGGATGAGATAATTCACAGATTTACAAGTTGCAATTTTCTTATATTTGATGATGTTGGAAAAGAATTTATTGGAAGAGAGTATGATTCAAGCACGTGCAAGTGGTTAGAAGAGGTTTTGTTTGAACTTTTAAATGCTAGAGCAAATGCAAATCTACCAACAATATTTAGTTCTAATTATTCAATTCAAGAATTAAGAGATTGTTTAACAATGGATAAAGCAATAGTTGAAAGAATAAATGAAATGTCAACAGATGTAATTCTCTTAACTGGTGATGACTTCAGAAACAAACAAATTGAAGATAAGAAAAAAATCTTGGAAAAATATGGGGTGTAATATGGAAAAGGTAATAATGTTAGACACTCGAAACCAAAAAGATGCTTTTGTTGAAAATGCTTTTAAAAAGTTAGGATATACAATTATTCGTTCTAAATTACCTTTTGGTGATGTTGCATTGCCAACAAATATATTAAATTGTGTAGATTTAAAAAGTAGTAGTGGCGGACTTATAGAAATTGCTAAAAATAGATGTAGTAAAGACCACAACAGAATGAAAAAAGAAATTGAATCTTGTTTAAATTGTGGTGGGAAAATAACTTTTCTTTGCTTTGAACCTGGAATGAATAGCATTGAAGATATTGCTAATTGGAAGATTCCTTGTTTTAAAGGTGATTTATACAAGTCAAAAAGATTAGATGATGGAACTTATGAGAGGTTTTGTCTACATAAAAGAGGACAACCTATGACAAAAGTCAATCCAGAAACACTAATGAAAAGTTTACAAACAATGACTGCGCCAGACCATTACAAAAAAGGCACGAAAGTGGATTTTGTATTTGCAACAAAAGAAAATTGTGCAGACAAAATTTTGGAAATTTTGGGAGGTTGACATGGAACAATTAGGTTTTGTTGACATCCTCGAAGATGAAAAGATAATTGAACAACTTGGTGGAAGACAGATGGTTGCTAACGATTGGGATTGGAAACTATCTGACTTGCAAAAAGTTAAGAAAAACAACCTCAAAGTGTTTAGTTGTTTTGCTTGTGGGGGAGGCAGTTCGCTTGGCTACAAGTTAGCTGGATACGATGTGATAGGTTGTTGTGAAATTGACAAAAGAATAAACGATATTTATGTAAAGAATAACAATCCAAAATACAACTATGTGGAAGATATAAGAGATTTTAACAAAAGAATGGATTTGCCAGAAGAGTTATTTAACCTGGATATCCTTGATGGTTCGCCACCTTGTTCTACATTCTCAATGTCTGGATTAAGAGAAGACGCTTGGGGGAAAGAGAAAAAATTTAGAGAGGGTCAGAAAAAACAAGTTTTAGATGACCTCCCATTTGTCTTCATTGATACAGTTGCAAAATTAAGACCAAAAGTTGTTTTGCTTGAAAATGTTGAGGGAATGGTAAATGGTGATGCTTGGAAATATGTGCAAGAGATTCACAGACAATTTAATGAAATTGGTTATAAAGTAAAACATTGGATTGTAAAAGGTGAAACAATGGGTGTTCCACAAATAAGGCATAGAGTAATTTTTATAGCAACCAGATTAAAATTTGATTTAGAAAGTTTGGATTTGCATTTTAATTATAAACCGATTTTATTCAAGGATATAAAAAGCGAAAGAGGAACACCACTTCAACCTAGAACAAAGACATTAAAATTTTTGTTAGACAATTTGCAATATGGTGAATTGGATTTATCTGCACCATGTATAAGGTTGTTGGGGAAAAGGTCTTTCTTTAACAATAATATCGTTTATGATGACAAGGTTTGCAATACCTTAACTGCAAAGAATGTGTTATTTAGATATGACACAAGAGAATATCTTTCAAGGCAAGACATGATTAGAGTTGCAAGTTTTCCAAGGGATTTTGATTTTATTCAAAATTCTGTTGCTAATACTTGTTATATTTGTGGAATGTCTGTTCCACCTATCATGATAAAAAGAATAGCTGAAAGATTGTATGAATCAAAAATATTCGAAAGTGAGGAAAGTTTATGACAGAGCAAGAAATTTGTAAACATCTTGATGGTAAACTAGAGGAATTTCTTTTAAAATTTGATGAAGTGTTGAGAAATAAACTAAAAGAAAAACTCTATTTTGCCGGTGGTTGTATTTATAGTTTGGCTAATAATCAAGAACCAAGGGATTATGATTTGTTTATGACAGATTTAAGTTTAATGAATGAACTTGTAAACCTGGATATTTGGAAATTTGTTAGCGATTATGCTTTATCTGTTGGTAAATTTCAAATTGTGCATAAATATTATGGTGAACCTAGTTATTGTGTGGGTCAATTTGATTTTTTACATAACATGCATTACTATATACCATTTTCAAATAAAATTAGAAATGCATATACAGAGGAAGATGAGGAAAAAGAGTTTGAAGATTTTGAATATTTAAGAACAAATGAATTTATTTTCAACGAAAAAAGAGCCAGAGATATCGAGGGTGTTTTCTTAAGAATAGAAAAATTTGTTTCAAGAGGATTTAAAATTTCAAAACAAACAATTAAAAATATAAAATCAAGAACCACTAGAAAATCTGTAAGACAATACAAAAAACAAAGATGTTCTGGTGGAAACAGAAGGTGTAATTCGTGAGGGAAATATGAAAAATTTAAACGAGTTAAATAAAAATAGAATTAAAATGTTTGGATATGATGGTGATGAATCAAATGGTGCTTTTAGATTTAGGATTAAAGGCAATGACTATTTGGTTATTGCATCAAATGGTGGAGGTTGGGAACATGTTTCTGTTTCATGCATTTCAAGAGTTCCATCATGGGAAATAATGTGTGAGATTAAAGACATGTTCTTTAATGAAGATGAAGTTGTAATGCAATTACATCCAGCAAAGAAAGATTATGTTAATAATCATCCTAATTGTTTACACTTGTGGAAACCTTTAAACAAAAAGATTCCTACTCCACCATCGATAATGGTTGGATTAAAAGAATTTAACTTAAAACAATAATCTTATTGCTAAAAATTAGTAATATAATGAGCATTTTTGAAGAAAAAATGCAAAAAACGATAAAATAATTGAAATTTTGGAGGAAATTATGAAAAAAATTACAATACAAAATGCAATCTGGAATATTGCAATGAAAACAATTAAGGGAACATTGGCAACAGATATGTCAAGACCAGTTTTGAGAAAGTGTAAAGTTGAGGTTGATGAAAAATATATTAAATTTATTGCAATAGATGGTTATAGCGGAACTATTTACACACACGAACACAAAGAAGAGAATGTTGAAAAGTTTGACTTTCTTGTTGATTGTTTTCTTGTTGATGTTGATAAGAATTGGGTTAATAGAATACAAATAGAAAAAGATGAGGATTGTGTTAAATTTTCTTATGTAGATAACAATAAAAATATAATTGAAAGAATCATTGAAAATTGCGAGTGGGAATATATAGGATACAAAAATATATTTGCAGACAAAAATTCTGAAGACACAATTAAAATTCTTGTTGATGTAAATAAACTCAAAAAAGTTTTAAGTTCATATTCTGGAAATTGTAAAAATGTAAGACTGGTCATTAGTAAAGAAAAAAACAAACCATTATTTTTTGAAAATGGTGAAATGGTGACAGGTTTAATTGAGAGCATATTATTGCCAATGAGAGAAATTGAGGAGGAATAGTTGTGGATATTTTATGTAGAGGTAAAGCAATCAACAGAGAAGATAATCGGCAATATAGAACCAATTATAAGAATGGTGACTGGGTCTATGGTTTAGTGTCTGACATAATAGAAAGATATAACCGAGCTGAAATGACAAACGAAGAGGGTGTTTCAAAGATAGATGTAGACCCTGGAACACTAGGCAGATTTACTGGCAAAAAAGACATCAATGGTGATAGGATATTTGAGGGAGATATTTTATTAGATAGAGAGGAACAAGTTATTGGTTGTGTTTACTGGGATGGAGATGAGGCTGGATTTAGAATTTGTATTGAAGGCACATCTTTCAATGGGGAAATATTTGGAGATTTAGAAATATTTGGAAACATCTATGACAATCCAGAATTGATGGAGGAATTGAAATGAATATACACAAAATGTCAAGGACAGACTTCAAAAGTTTACCAGAAATTGAAGAAAAAATAACCAAATTCGATAGTATAGTCTTAATACCTACATCAATAAAACACCAAAGTGGATATAATTTATTTTCTGTTATTGCATGTTTAAGAGAAGAACCGATAGGAAGAGTTTCTCTTTATGATACATTTAGATTTGAATTTGAAGATGGTGGAATTGATTGTTTAAGTGAATCGAACCTTATGAGAATATTTTTTCAAGAGGGAAGATATGAATTAAATCCTCATTTCCATAGTATAAAAGTAAAAAAATAAAAGTGGAGGAAAAGCATGATTACTTTTGAACAAGTAAAACAAGATTTGCGAAACCTCAAACATATTGAATATTCTATTCAAACTTTTACAGAAGCTCAAGATAAACTAATCAAACAATATGAAAAACATAAAAACAATCCAGAGTCAACAAAAAAAGATTTAGAGAAATTAAAGGATTCACTAAATAAACTAGATACAAATGGATTTATTAAGCAAAGTATTGAAAAGAAAGAGAAATATTTTGAGGCGATATCTCACCTAGAGCCAATAAATCAAACAATTATAATTGATTCTGTTATAAATGGTGTCACTTACTGGAAGATAGGAAATAGACTAGGTTTTTCCGAGGTGGCAATCAAGAAAAGAGTCAATAAATGTGTTAGGCAGATAGTTGAGTATTTGAATAAAATTTAAAAAATAAAAAGTGTATACTCCGGTATACCTTTTTTTATTGTAAAGTGTAAAGTGAAGAAAAGCAAAAAGACTCTTTATATGTGGTTGATAGGAAAGATTGGTTCTTTCTACCTTAAGTGGTGATAGGCAGTTATGAGGTGTCTATTGTGTTGGTTCAAGTCCAACCAACCACACCAAAACCCCAAGGGTATTTTTAGAGAAAAGGGTTTTTATTCAGGAGTGTGTGTAGATTTTCTTTGAATGTTTTGGAGGGCTATGCTTGAATAAGCCAAGAAAACATTATGCCTTATGGCAAGTGGAGGAATATATGAAAGTAGCAATTTTAATCTTTTTAATTATCAATGCTCTTATTATAGGGCTTTTGGTTGTTTCTTGTATTTATACAATAATGGAAGAAAGAACTAAAACAATGAAAAGATGTGGTGTATTAGAAAATGAAAATAAGGTTCTTGCAAGTCAATGTAATTGGTATTGCAGAAGATTGGAAGATTATAAAAAGAAAAACCCTCTAAAAGCGAAATATGGGCTATCAGAAAGAGTGGTTTGTGTTGTAAAAGACAAAGTTTTTAAAGGAATCATCAGAGTTGTCAATCTCTATGAGAATGAAGTTGTTAGATATCAAGTAGAGATATTAAACAATAAGGATAAAACCATTAGTAATTTAATTGATGTTTGCGAATGTGATGTTTATCCAGAAAACACACTTGGAGGAATAAATAATGGGAAATAAAGAGTTTTTAAAGTTAGCGGTAAAGACTGTAAAGGATTATTTTAATAATCGTTCAGAAAAGACAGATAAGTTTACTTTAACAGAAGATGACATCTATGTTGTTTGGTATTGCAAAACATTACAGAACCATAAAGCATTGTTAAGCACCAATGTGAGTGATGGAATGTATTATGAATTAACATTTAATGGAGATAAAAAAGAACTATATCTTGATGCATACAAGAAATGGGAAAATAAATGCATTAAGATTGATTCTTAAGTGAGGTGAATTATGGCGCAAGGTTCTAAATACACAGATGAACAGAAAGAACAAGCACTTGCAATGCTAACAACCATGTCTGTCAAAGCTGTATCAGAGAATCTTAATATACCAGAGAACACTTTGAGAGATTGGAAGAAAAATGCAGAAAAGACAAATCCAGAGTTCGTGGAACTTCGAAACGAAAAGAAGAAACAATTCGTTGAGAAAGCATGGAACATTATGGAAAAAGCCAATCAATTACTTGAAAGAAAATTAGATAGAGCATTAACCAAGGAAAAAGAACTTGATGATGCTCTTGATGAACTTTATGAGGAAACAGACTTTGAGAAAAAGAAAGATAGAGAAAAATATCTTCGAGTAGCAAGGAAAGTGGATGCATTAAAGATGGAAAACATTGGTCAGTTGTCTACAGTTATTGGAACAATGTATGACAAACAAGCACTAATCAATAAAGAGGCAACTGTAAATCATGGTGCAGATGCATCACTTGAACAAGTGTTAAGAAATCTGCAAGGTGAGGAAATGTAATGGCAATCAATACAAAAAAATACATTGAGAATGAATTGTTTATAAGAACAAAAGATTCACAAATTATTCCATTCATTATCAATGAGCCACAGATGAAACTCTATGACACAATCAAAGAGCTTCACCAACAGAACAAACCAATTCGAATCATCATCTTAAAAGCAAGACAGATGGGATTTTCAACTTTAACAGAGGCACTAATCTTTAAAAGAACAGCAACAAAATCAAATGTTAATAGTGGTATTGTTGCTCACAAGGAAGATGCAACAACAAACCTTTTCAATATGTCACAATTATTCTATGAAAAGTTAAAGAGTTGTTTGAAACCTCAAATAAGAAAGAGTAATGCAAAAGAACTAATCTTTGATAATAAAGAGGGAACTGGGTTAAAGAGTAAAATCAAATGTATGACTGCTGGCGGTGAGGGAATTGGTCGAAGTGATACATTTCAAAACTTGCATATTTCAGAGTATGCATTCTGGAAAGGTGACAAAAAGAATACTTTAGCGGGTCTATTACAATCTGTTCCAGATACACCAGAAAGCATGGTAATCATAGAGTCTACAGCTAATGGTTATGATGACTTTAAACAAAGATGGGATGATGCGGTAGATAGCAAGAGTGATTATATTCCATTATTCTGTGCATGGCATGAGTTGGAATCATACAGAAGAGATGCAGATGGATTGATTCCAACAGAAGAAGAATTAGAGTTGAAAGAATTGTATCATCTAGATAATGAGCAACTTGCATGGAGAAGATGGAAGATTGCAAACGATTGTGGTGGTGACCTGGATTTATTCAAACAAGAATTTCCAAGTTGTCCTGAAGAGGCATTTATATCATCTGGTTCAAGTGTTTTCGATAAAGAAAGCATTATTAAACAGATTGAGAGAGTGCGAAACATTAAACCAGTCAAAAAAGGATATTTTGACTATAAGAAAAAGGTAATTGATATAGATAATTACGAGATAAGTGATATCAAGTGGGTTGATGATGAAAAAGGATATATAACTATTCATCAAGAACCTGTGGTGATATATGACCAGAAGACAAAACAACCATTAAGAAAAGCACCTTATGTTATTGGTTGTGATGTTGCTGGAAATGGCGAGGATTACTTTACTGCTAAAGTAGTCGATTGCATAACACATGATAGACATGCGACACTTCATAAACAATCTATTGATGAGGATTTATATGCAGACCAACTCTATTGTTTAGGTATGTATTATCATGAGGCTTTAATCGGCATAGAGGTCAATTATAGCATTGTAGCAGATAGAGAGTTGAATAAACTCAACTATCCACACATTTATCAAAGAGAAGTGTTTGATAAACAAAATCAAAGGTATTTAAAGCAAACTGGATTCATTACAAACTCTGTGACAAGACCATTGATGATTGCTAAACTTGTAAAACTCTTTAGAGAAGACATTACACACGAATGTGATGTTGCAACATTAAGAGAGTGTTTGACATTCATTAAAAATGAAAAAGGTCGAGCAGAGGCAGAAATTGGATTCCACGATGATTTGGTTATGGCAGATGCAATAGCTGAAACAATCATAGAGCAACAAGATGTAAATTGGATTGATATTGAACAACCAAAATACGAATTGCCATTTGCTTTACAGACAGAAGATTTAAGTGATGATGAAGACAATGATTCATATCAAGATTATTTTAGTGCATTAGAGGAGGAATTTTAATGGAAGAACTAATTGCAACATTAGTAAAACAAGCATTTGCATCGCAAAATGAAAGAATTGAAGAACTAAAAAAGGAATTGGATTCTATTAAAAAGGAAAACCAAGCACAAAAAGATAAAATAAAAGACCTAGAAGAGTTAAACACTCTTATGGATAAAACAATTACAGAATGCAAGGATTTGCTAAAAACCTATGTCGTTAAGGATGATGAAAATAATTTAATGGAGGAATATAAGTTTGGAGAACAATAAAGAAACTAGATTAAGTCAGATTTGGAAAGAACACCAAGATGGAAAAAGTTATCAAAAATCTATTGGACTTGAAACTTCTCTTCCTCTCTGTGTTGATTTCTTTGAGGGTAGGCATTGGGGAAAGGTTAGTGATAAAACCAAAACACTTCCAAGACCAATATTTAACCAAATTGAAATGATTGTAGAAAGTAAAGATGCCGGAATTCTTGCAACACCACTAAAGATAATCTTTAGTTCGCAAGAATCTCCAGATTTAGCATCTAAACTAACTGCTTTTAATACTCAAATGGAAAAGGAAATGAAACTCGAAGATGTGTGGTCAGAAATGGTATGCCAAGCATCTGTTGAGGGTTCAAGTTTTATTCATTTTTATTGGGATGCAGAGGCAGTAGGTAAAAGAGGTGAATACAAGGGTGGTGTAAGAGCTGAAATTATAGAACCTCTTAATGTCACAGTTCATAATCCTAGAGAAACAGATATCCAAAAGCAAAAATGGATAATCATCGAATCAAGATGTGAGGTTGATTCTGTAAGAGCAATGTGTCGAAACCAAAAAGATGCAAGTGCAATAGAGCCAGATAATAATGAGAACCTTCGAGGGGAACAAGAGCAAGATGGTAGCAAATTAGTCACAATCTTAACAAAGTATTTTAAGAAAGATGGTGAAGTTTACTTTGAAAAGGTGACAAAAAATGTTTTTGTGTGCAATGCAACAGCTCTTAATCCAGAGATAAATAAAAAACTACTCAAAGCAAAAGAGGATTCTGCAGAATCAAATCTTCCAGATAAACCACAGAAGAAGAGTTCTGGCTATAAAGCAACTCTATTTCCGGTTGAGGTTTATCAATACAAGAAGAGAAAGAATTGTATTTATGGAAGAGGCGAGGTTGAACCTATTATTCCAAACAATAGAACTGTAAACTTTAATACTGCAATGATGTCAAAGAGTGTTGAAGACCAAGGGTTCGGTCAAATTGTTGCCAAAGAGGGAGCAATGAATAAAGGTGATAAATTCACTAATGACCCAACAAAAATCCTTATAGATAGATACAAGGGTGGTCAAGGATTCTATCCATTACAAAAACAACCATTTAATCCTCAAACCTATCAATTAAACAAAGACATTCTTGAAACAACAAGAAGTGTGACTGGTGCAACAGAGGTTATGACTGGTGAAATAATGGGAGCAAATCAATCTGGCGCATCTATTGCATATTTACAACAACAAGCACAAAAACCTATTGATAATCTTGCTAGAAGATATAGAAAGTTTAGGCAAAGATGTGCAGAAATCTTATTGCAATTCTATGTTTTATTCTATGAAGACAAAGAATTTTATAATGAGGTTAGCGAAGATGAGGCAAAAGGCATAATGCTTGAGCAGCTTAAGAGTCAAGGCATGACAGATGAACAAGTTGCATCACAGATGGCGGAAATGCCAAATGAACCAGTTAAATTTAAAGACATGTTTAATGGTTCTGAATATCAAGATTATGACTTTGATATCACAACAGAAATAGGTGCCGGAACTCAATATAGTGAGATAATTACAGTTAACATCCTAGACAATTTACTTAATGGTGGCAAGATAAGTTTAAGAACTTATTACAAGATATATCCAGAAAATCTTCTTCCAAACAAGAAAGAATTGCTAAAAGACTTGGACGAGCAAGAGCAAGGTCAAATTGCTCAACTATCACAGATGGTTCAACAACAACAAGACCAATTAACAAAGTATGCTCAAGTCACCCAACAATTAACAGAGATAGCAAATAACATTTCTGGAACAATTCAAGAGAATAAGAGATTAAATCAATTACTTGCTCAATTACAAGCTGAATATACTGGAAAAATCAATATTGCAAATCAGCAGATTGCAGAATCACAAAAAGATGCAAATGATTTAGCGGCATTGATACAATTAGACCAGTTAGACAGAGTGTAAGGAGGGAATGCAGATGCAAAGAGTATGTCAACATTGCAAAACGGTGCTAACAAAAAAGACAAGCAATAAATACAAAACAACCTTTACTTGCAGAAAACCAGATTGTCCTAATCACAATAAAGATGTTCTGGTAAAGAAAATGGTAGTTAAAGCATAATGCTTTGATTATATAAAAATCGCATAGAATAGCGGAAAAATCAAGGAGGACTATATGTCAGAAATCGAAAAAACTGCGGAAACAAACATTGAGCAAGAACCTAATAGTGAGGTAAATGCTAACTACAATGTGGTTGGTGAAATCGCAGACACCAACGAAGAACAGCCAGAAGTGAATGATATTGAATTTACAGACACAAAGGCAGAAGAGAATGACGATTCTAAAAAGCCAGAAGAGAAGAAAATTCAAAGCAATGCACAGAATGCTGAATATGCTCGTAAAAGAAGAGAGGCAGAAAGGAAAGCCGAACTTGAAAAAGCGAGAGAAGAGGCAAGATACAACACTTTAATTGAACTTACTAATGGAATCAATCCATATACACAAGAAGAAATTAAAGACAAAGTTGATGTTGATAAATATCTTGCTATGAAAGAGATTGAAAAGAGTGGTGGCGACCCTATTGCCGACTATCACAAAGTCCAATCAAAGAAACAAAAAGAGGAGATTGAGTCAAAAAGAAAAGCCGATGAGGAAAAGGAATGGTATGTAAATGACCGAAAAGATTTCTTTTCAAAGCATCCAGAAATGACAGATGCACATCTGCAAGAACTTTTAAAGAATGAACAATTTCTCCTTTATGGTGAGGGAAAATTTGGTAGCAAACCTTTAGCAGAGATTTATGATGGGTTTAATAAAGTTGTTTCAACCTTTGAAACCAGAGCAAAATCAATCGCAGAAAAGATGTATGCTAACAGAAATTCATCTCCAGGTCCACTTAATAGTTCTGAAGTTTCTAAATCAAAATCATGGGAAGATATGAGTCTTGATGAGTTTGAAAAAGAAATTCAAGCTGCAAAGAGTGGAAAATATAAAATAACATAGAGGTGAAAGTCCTCTAAAAATAAAATAAATTAAAGAGAGGATAAAATTATGCCAAATACAAACACATTACAAACATTGTCAGCAGAAGCAAAGACTTTCTATGACAAAACACTTTTAGCAAGACTTCTTCCAACTTTGGTTTTTGCCAAATTTGGTCAAAAGAAATCAATACCATCAAGAAGTGGTAAAACAATCGAATTTAGAAAATTCGCATCATTAGCGCCAGCAATTACACCATTAACAGAAGGTGTGACACCGGCTGGTAAAAGTTTAAGTGTATCTGCAATCACAGCATCTGTTAGTCAATATGGTGACTATGTTGAAATTTCAGACGTGCTTGACCTTGTAGGAATTGACCCAGTTCTTACCGAATCTGCAGAATTACTTGGTGAACAAGCAGGTCTAACTATTGATAATGTAGTTAGAGATGTAGTATGTTCTGGAACTAACATTCTTTATGCTGGTGGCAGAGCGAATACAGATGCTATCACAAGTGATGATAAGATTAGTGCAGACCTTGTTGCAAGAGCTGTGGTTATTTTAAAGAAAGCAAATGTTAAGAAATTTGATGGAAAACATTACATCGGTATTGTTGACCCAGAAACAGCTTATGACCTTATGAAAGACCCACTTTGGTTAGATATTTCTAAATATAGTGGTGGCAAGGCAATCATGGATGGAGAAATTGGTAAACTTCATGGTGTTCGTTTCATTGAAACAACCGAAACTCTTGTAAAAGAAAATGAAAGTGGAATCGATGTTCACTGCTCTATGATTATCGGTAAAGATGCTTATGGTGTAGTTGATGTTGATGGAAAAGTAAAACCAGAAAACATCGTTAAAGGTTTTGGTTCTGCTGGAACTGCAGATGCCCTTGACCAAAGAGCAACATCTGGTTGGAAAGCAATGTTTACTGCTAAAAGACTTGATGAAGATTGCATGATTAGAATTGAACATGCTGTCACAGAATAGGTTTAAAAATTCACCTAGCACCCTCTAAATAATATTAGAGGGTGTGAAAAATTAAAATTTTGGAGGAAAGTTCTTATGAGTAAAGTTAATACTACTGAAAACATTGAAGAAAAAATTGAGGGAAATGTAGACCAAGTTGTTAATACTACTGAAAACATTGAAGAAAAAATTGATTCAAAAGTTGAAAAAAGATTAACAAAAGATGCATTAAAAATAGGAAAACTATTTGCAAAAGAAGAAAAAATTGCAACCAAGATTCCTATTGACCCTCAAAATCCAAAGGATTTGATGGTTGTAGTAAAGGTTAATGGTTATGCTTATAACATTAAGAGAGGCGAAACTGTAAAATTGCCTACATCAATCGTTAAGATTCTTGAAAATGCAAAATACATTTAATAATAAAAACAATCCATGTTTTTGGATTGTTTTATGTGATTTGAGTTGGCTAATAGTGGTTCGAACCCACAAAGTCGCAGAAATGGAGGAAATATGAAATTAGGTGAAATCAAACTAGAAGCTCTTAAAATAATGAATATCAATAATGATAGTGTTTTATTATTGGATAGAATGGAGTCTTTGAAAGGCGAAAAAAGATATGCAAAGTATCTTAATAACATGTTCAATAGCATCAATAAAGCAATCGACATTATTAACCATAAAAAAATATTAAAGCAAAATAGAATTGAAATGTCTGAATTACCAGTAAGTTTAGGAAACATTAACAACAGATATGATGTTTCTGGGGTGTCAGACTTTTTGTCTATTGCAAGAATTGTTTATGAAGATAGGAGCAATTACATTGAAAGAGTCACCTATGAAAAAGAGGGTGATTTAATTGTTGTATCTAATAAATATCTACCAGAATCTCTAATTTTGCTTTACGACACAAAGATTCCAAATATCACCGAGGGAACTGCAGATACAGATGAGGTTGCTGGATTAAGTGATGAATTAGCAAGATTGATTCCATATTATATAAAGTTTGAGTTATATCAAGAGGATGAACCAGACCTTGCATTAACAGCCAAAGGAACATTTGACCAAGGAATTGAATCTTTGAGAGTGTTTGAAGATGAGCAAGAAGAATTTACAATAAAAAATATTTATTCAAGTGAGGATTTTTAATGGGTGTGGAATTAAAAGCGAGAAGACAAGCAAAGATTAGTAATTTTAAAGGTGTTGATTTTTCAAGTTCTCCTCTTTTAGTTGCACAAAACAGAGCTGTTAATAGCAAAAACTTTATATATGAAAACGGTGTCAATAGGAAGAGAAATGGTTGGTTTGAAAAATATAGAATAGGAACTGGAAATATCAATGGCATTTTCGAATGTGTTTTGAATGGCGTTAAAACAATCCTAGTTTATAGCGGAAAACAATTCTATAAGATAGTTGATGGAGAAATAAGTAATATCACATTGTCATCAACAAATGAGCCTTGCAAGGTCAATATAAGCAATTTAGAAGACAGAAGATGTCAAATGTTTGTAAGCAACAACAGATGTTATTTTGTTGGTTGTGGTGACTATTTAACCTATGGAAAATATGGTGATAATTTTGAATTGAGAAGAGTTGAAGATGATGAGTATACACATATACCAACAACAACTATCAATATTGATGCAGATGGTGTAGAGGGAGATATTGTTGAAACCCTGGAATCACCAAATTTATTATGTAGTAAACGAAAGAACACTTTTGTTGGAAATGATGCTAATTCTGTTTTTACAGTTGATGCAGAAAGCATAGATGAAGATGTTCAAGTCATAGTGGAACATGAAACATTAAACGATGGTGGCGAATTAGTTGTAAAAGAATATAAAAGCAATGGTTCAATACTTTATGATGGTTCATCAAGTGTAGGTTCTATTGATTATGCAAATGGTAAGATTACTTTTAGCATTGATACAAAACCATTCATGGTTGCAGAATCTAACTTAACAATTACTTTTGGTTGTAAAGTTGAGGATTATGCATCAAGAATAAACAAATCAGAAATTGGTGTTATGTTTGGTGTTAATGGTAATCCAGATAGATTATTCGTGACCGGAAATGAAAGTTATCCAAACTATGACTTTTATTCAGAGATGAATGACTTAACATATTTTGGTGACCTTAATTCAAGCATTATAGGTTCTTCAGATTCAAAGATAGTTGGATATTCCAGGTTGGGCGATGGAACACTTGCAACCCATAAAGAATCGGTCAATGGTGAGGCAACAATCTATTATAGGTCTGGAACATTTAACACAGAGTATAATGCAGATGGTTCACTTTCAAATGTCACAGCATACTTTCCTATCCAAGCTGGAACGATTGGTGAGGGAATGGTAAGTAAATATGCGAATGCAAACTTAAGTGGTGACAAAATATATCTTTCAAAGAATGGTGTTTATGGAATTGTATTATCCTCAAATATTACATCTTCAGAAAGATATTCAAGAGAAAGAAGTCAATATATTGCAACCAAACTTAAACAACATGAAAGTTTAGAGGATGCAGTTGGAATAGCACTTGACAATAAATATTATCTAGCAATAGACAATGTTTGCTATGTTGCAGATGCAAGAATAACATCTCAAAACACTTCAGATACAGATTCTTATAATTATGAATGGTATTTCTGGGATAACATGCCAGTTAGAGTGTGGGGAATTATTGATGGCAAACTTTGTTTTGGAACAAGTGATGGTAGAGTTTGTATGTTTGATGATAAATACACAGACAGAATCTTTGAGCATACAGAAACCAATGACTTAATGTTGGATTATGAAAACAATGAGGTTGTATATAACTCAAATTTAGGCATAAAAGAAGATGATATTATTTCATTCTCAACAGATGTGTTTAAATTAAAACTCGACCCTTCATCAATTTTAAAGGTTGAAGATGGGAGAGTTTACTTAAATGAAGAAGATATTTTAACTTTCTACAACGATACAGAGGTGTATGCAGACAATGTTGGTAATTCTGGATTGAGTGCTAATAAAAAATATTTTATCTATGATGTAAATGTTGCAGATTGTTCGTTTACATTGAAAGATGAAAATGATTCAATTATAGATATTGCAGATGGTGGATTCAGGTTGTGCGAAAACATCAAAGATGTTGAGCTTCTAACAACCAATGTCGATAATGATTCATTCAAGATTAAATATACAAAAGATGACACAAATAACATTGTTTTAGTGAAATATAACAATAGCGAAAGTTATCAAATGCCAAAGGCAAATTTCACAATCAAAACTAATGTGTGTGCATTCTGGTATAGCCCAATGTTTGATTTTGGAACAAATCAAGCAATGAAAACTTTATTAACACTAACAATTTCAACAGAGCCAACAACAAATGGAAAGATAGATTTTGGATATACTGCGAAAGATTCAGAGGCATCTATCCAGGCACAAGGAATCAACATGTTTGACTTTGAAACACTCGATTTTAACAATTTCACTTTTGATTCTTCGTTTGCAAATAGTTATACAGTTGATATCAAAGATTATTTCAATTTCATTCAATTCTTCTTTCAAAGTGATAATGAATATGCATGTGTTATTCATTCAATGACAATCACTTACAAAATAAATTCAACAAATAAAGGAGTCCAATAGTATGAGCAATAGAATTAAACAAGTTTCAACAGAAACAGAAAATGCTATGTTAAGAAAATCTGCTTTCGGCTTACCAAACAGACCATCAGAAAGTGGAATGAAAGCAGATGACATTAAAAAAGCATTTTATAAATCTCTAATAGATAGTGAAAACTCACTTTTATCAGAGTTAAAAAGAGTTGTTGCAGAGGCAAATACAATCCTTGCAGAGATTGATTCTTATGCAAGTGGTCACTCAAGCGACAAATCAAATCCTCATAGTGTGACAAAAAGTCAAGTTGGTCTTGGAAATGTAGACAACACCTCAGATGCAAATAAGCCAGTATCAAATGCCACAAAGACAGAGCTGGATAAAAAGGTAAACTACACAGATATCCAAGATAACTATACAAGTATAGCAACAAATAAGCCACTATCTGCAAATAGAGGTCGATTGCTTTATAATCAACTAACAAGTGTTGAGAGTAAGGCAAATGCATCTGTAAAAACAATATCGCTCAATTCAGAAACTGGTGTATTAACAATTACTAAAACAGATGGAACATCATTAACGATTGATTTACCATTAGAGTTTTTAGTTAAGAGTGGTTATTACAATGCTAGTTCTAAAGAAATATTACTTGTTTTAGATAATGACACAACAATAAAGATTCCAGTTGCTGACCTTGTAAATGAGTATTATGGTGATGAATCAACTATCTCAATGTATGTTGATTCAAGTGATAACAATAAAGTCAAATTTAAAATTTCAGACACTTATAAATCAAAAATTGATACCAACACGAGCAAGAGGCACGAGCATTCAAACAAAGCCCTATTAGATACATATACACAGACAGAAGCAAACTTAAAAGATGCTGTTTCAAAAAAGCACTCTCATAGTAATAGTAGTGTTTTAAATGCAACAACAGCATCGTTTACCACAGAAAAAGACAATTCTTTAAGCCAAGTCATTAAAGATGTTGAGGAATTAGAGGGAAGAGTGACACAAGGTGGAACAATTATTTATGATTCTGGAGAACCACTCGCAACCTTTAATCTTGAGGAGATTGTATTTTCTGCAATAAGTTGTCTTTCAGATACTGCTGAATATGCTAATAGATGCAAAAAGGGTGGAGAAATAGACAGAAGACTCAAAGCCCTAGAAAATAAATAATAAGGAGAAAAATTATGATTTTTGAAAAAGCAAAAATTTATGGTGTTGATGGTGTTGGTGGTTCAAGTCCAACATTAACAAGAACAGATTCTGCTGTTGGATTAACTTATGAAAGAGGCACAGCAGAAATTAAAAGTGACTTTGATAGGTGTTTTCCATGGTCAGATATGACAGAGGTTGTGGATGATGCTGGAAATGTATTTATCAGAGTTCCAAAATTCTATAGCAAGATAACAAAAAATTCTAATGGAACATACAAATATCAAATTTCTGGTATGCGCCATAGTGGTTTCTCAACTTTGTTTATTGATGGCAAAGGAAATGAAATTGATTATGTTGATATTGGAAAATATGAGGGAAGTGGTTCTTCATCAAGAGTTTATTCAAAATCTGGTCAGACTGTATTGGTTAATATCACTATCGATAACTTTAGAACTGGATGCAAGGCAAATGGTTCTGGATATCAACAATATGATTTCTTGATTGATTTAATTATTAAGCAACTATTCTTAATTGAATTTGCAACAACTAATTGTCAAGGAATCATGACTGGTTTTACAAATAGTTCTAATACTGCAGCTTTGATTACTGGTCACACAGACCCAATCAAAACCCCATCTGGTTCATATAACACAAATCACGACCTTGAAACTGATGCATGGTCTGACACATCTTGCAATACAGATGGTTTACATGCTTGTAAGTATAGAGGAATTGAAAATCCTTGGGGAAATACATGGACTTTCTGTGATGGTGTTTCATTTGATAAAGAAAAGGTGTTTATTTGCACAGACCCAACAAGTTATGCCGGTGCAAAAAAAGTTATGCCTTATTCTTATATGGGTAATAGACCAACTGCTGAAGGATATGCAAAATCTATTGATATTTTTGACAAAAATCCACTTTTAATGTTTACAAGTGCTGTTGGTGGTTCTGCAACAACTTATTACTGTGATTATCACTACTATGCCGATGCAGGTGTAATCTTGCTCGTGGGTGGGTATTGGAGCGATGGCTCGAGAGCTGGCTTGTGGTCTTGGCTTGGCGACGGTGCTGTGGGTCGTGCTTGGGCGAGCATTGGTGGTCGCCTTTGTCATAAACCTCTTTAAGAGGGATAGTTAAGGGGGATATTCCCCCTTGACATACAATCAAATCAAATATTTGTAGGGTAGTGTGTGCATCTCCCTGGTTCTTCTTGCTCGTGGGTGGGAATTGGAACAATGGCTCGAAAGCTGGCTTGTGGAATTGGAATGGCAACAATGATGTGGGTAATGCTTGGTCGAACATTGGTGGTCGCAATTTAATCTAAAATAAAGTATGAAATAGCACACATAATCCTTAGCCCTTGCTAAAAAACACTTCGTAAAGAGAATGGTTTAGTAGGTTAAATCTCGAAAGACCATGAGAAGATTAAAAGGAATATTATGAGAAGAGTTGGAAATTTGTATGAATCTATATGTGATATTGCAACAATAAAAACTGCAATAACTATGGCAACCAGAGGAAAAAGAAAAAGACACTATATTAAGAAAGTTTTAAATAACATAGATTTCTATGCAAATAAACTTAAGATAATGTTAGAAACAAATTCTGTTGTGTTGTCAGAAAACAAATTAGAGGAAATATATGACCACTCTTGTCTTAAGAAAAGAATAATTACAGTTCCAAAATTCTTTCCAGACCAAATAATTCATTGGTTGCTAATAATGAAATTAGAGCCAATTATGAAAAGAGGAATGTATAGGTTCACTTGTGGAAGTGTTCCTGAAAGAGGTGGAACAGAAGCCAAAAAGTATGTTAAAAGAGCATTGAGAGATAAGAGGGTTAGATATGTTGCAAAGTTGGATATTTCAAAATTTTTCAACAATGTAGACACAAAAATCCTCTCCCAAATGTTCAAACGAAAAGTAAAAGATAAAAGATTCACAGACCTTATAGACAAAGTTTTAGAAAATGGTGGCAAAGGATTACCTATTGGTTATTACACGTCACAATGGTTTTCAAACTTTTATCTTGAGGGGCTAGACCATTACATCAAAGAAAAACTTAAAGTTAAATACTTTGTTAGATATGTTGATGACATGGTTTTACTGGATACAAACAAAAGAAAATTACACAGAGCTGTCGATTCAATAAATCAATATCTTCATGGTATTGGGCTGAAGTTAAAAGATAATTGGCAAGTTTGGAAAGTAGATTCAAGACCCATTGATTTTGTGGGGTTTCGGTTTTACAGAAACAGAACAATGTTAAGAAAGAAGATATATTTCAAACTCTTAAGAAGAATTAGAAATATTAAAAAGAGTGGATATATCACACCGAAACAAGCAATGGGATTGTTATCCTTAATAGGTTGGCTTACACAAATTAGCAATGGATACAACTTTTATAAATTAAAAATTTACAAAATATCACCACGAGCAAAATTAACAAAAATCGTGAGTAATTATAGTAAAAGGAGAAAATCATTATGAGTGAAGTTAAAAAGGTTTTTAGTAAAGAAAAATGGTTAGAGTCAGCAATGGCTCAAAAAGAACAAGGAATTCTTTCTGATAGAGAAATAAATGATGCCTTGACTATCTGGGTTAATGACCTTGATGGAAAAACCATGGAAGAAATCAAAGAACTTACTGGAAATGCAGACATGA